CGCTGCTCTACCAGATGGATTTTTCCTACCAGCCATATCTGCTATCTCTATCGCAGCAGATGTAGTACGCACAGATGCAAGTGTCGATATTCCTTTACGCTTACGTGCAGATATGCGAGCATTAACTCTGATGCTTCTAAGTGATGGCCCTAATCTCCCACGATTAAATCCTGAGGGCAGTTTATCTATAACTTCACCCCTGATGTGACCCTTAATAGCCTCAGTCATAGGTCTTACAATGCTGATCATATCTTTACGTGCCTGTTTATATAAATCAGGTTCCATTGTGCGCAGTTCAGCTAACACTTCCTGCACTCCAGCTATTACGGGTGCCTCAATCTTTATTCCCATAATTACCTCTGCTTCTTATTAGACTCAGACGCACGCCATCGCAGATACATGGACATCGTATAAAGCATACGATCAGTTTCTTGTAATAATAATGATGGTGCGATACCTGTTTCTACAGCCAGGTATGCAATCATCCAGTGCTCGCTCGAGTCACCGAGCGGCTTTATTTTGGGTCTATCTCACTCGCTGTAACACCGTCAATGTCATCTAGCCAGGTATCAAAATCTTTCTTCGTTGATCCTGTACGAGATTCCGAATGCCATGCTAACCAGAACAGATCAGTCAGTCGCATATCTTTCTCAAGAGTTACGACTGACCGATTAGTTTTGTCCTCGAATGCAACTAGGTCTTTAGCAGAGCAGGTGATTTCTTTGGCATCACCATTGTTATATTCAACGCGCAGATTGATTCTCATATTTAGACTGTACCTCTTGACACAGTGCCTGAAACAGGCCATGTCACAGAAAATGTTGCAAGATCCCCAACGCTTGATGCGAATGGTGAGTATTGAGTCACTAAACAGTTTGCAGTGTAACTAGGGTTAGTAGCTGTCACTGATGTGCCTGCAGGAATTATCACTACGGTAGCGATAGAACCTACTAGACCGTTTAATGTTGCGTCTACTGATGCTGCTGCAAAGTCTTGCATGAAGTTCAGTGTGACTGATGCTGACTTTAGTCCACCTACACGTGTACGGAATGTTCCACCGAACGCTGTGGTTTCTAAGTCGTCAGCCTCTATTGTTAGTTCAGCACTGTTAAGTGATGTGCCAAACTGGGTTCCGTTTATGCTTACGGCATAGTCGGTTGCTGCGAATTTCGCCATTTAATTTCTCCTAGTCTGCGTAGCAGAGGACTTGAAACTCTGCTGATAGATATACTACCTCACCTACGGTTATCTGACCGTAGTTTGTCATCTCAGTTACACGCACATCGAATGCGTTACCACCTAGAGTCTTATCGCGTTCAACTGCGAGTTTGATGCTAGATGATCCTGTGGATGAACAATATGAGTCTAAATTATTCTGGGCTGATCTCTCATCAGCTCTGCCTACGATTACCATGACATTGAAACCATAAATCTGCATACCTTTTCTGAACGCTTCATCGTAACTGACTGAGCGTGGAATAACGATTGCAACAGGGGGATTCGGGTTGTCAGGCATAGTGGATGTGGTGCGCAGACCAGTTATCGTAGCCAGGTTAGTGGCTATCTGTGTACGCAGTGTACTTATGGATGCCATTAAGCCATGTTCCTGAGTCGTCTATATGGTGCGACTAGCTGTGCGACATCTGGATCTAAAGAGGAAGAAACCCTCATAACGCCTAAATCTCCAAAACCAGCTACGCCTAAAGGAGAGTCAAGTCGTTTAAAGATACGTGATGCCTGAATAATAGTTGCCTGTTTAATGGCGATAGGTACTGCAGGCCATCCAAATACAGCAGTTAGTTTTACTAAAGCCTCGCCACCAGAAATAGGCCACAGGTAATCTCCGACAGCACGAATACGTGTGTACGGCCATGCTTGACCATCTAGCACAGCATTTAAGGGTTCCAGCTGATAGTCAGTGGTAGCCCAGGTGGTATCAAATACTGCATCTGCATCCATAGCAGTGACTAGAGTAATTGAGGCTGAGGATATGTCATCTATCTCGCAGACGAAGTCATCATCTGCTGTGAAATAACGTATCGCAGTACCTGATGAGAAGAACTGTCTACCTGCATAACCATCTATGAGCCGGGATGCTGACTCGATAGCCATCTCTAGCAGACTGTCGTCTACTGAATCTGTAATACGCAGTGCTGCCTTTGTTTCAGCCAGCGTTGCATATCCGTTTGTAATTGCCATGAAAACTCCTAGTTATTGCTCATAGTCTATCGGTTTATTTACCTATGATGAACTTTTGATCCTGCTCCTGATAGCTGATATTCATGCTCTGAGTGAAATCTTTTACAGCATCCTGCACACCAGCCCACACAGGACTATAATCATCTCCGACCACCACTTTAGTGGCAAGTGGATACCAGTCTTGCAAATCTGCGAGCACATCACGATACCTGTGACCAGCGTCTATATACACCATGTCTACCAGCACATGATTAGATTTAACTAATTCTGCTGCTGCAGAGGATGTCATAGGTAATGGTGATATCTGATTATTAAGATAATGGCTAGTCACGTTAATGCAGAACTGATCATAGATGCTACTGAAATTATTAACCAGGTCACGATTATAGTCATCCCATAGGGCAGAGTTCGAACCCAGAAATGTGTCTACGCAGATTATGTCAAAGTCTGTATCTTTCATTAGTGATGCCATATGTAACGCTGACGCACCTAACCATGAGCCCACTTCGATTATCGTCTGAGGTTTGTATTTTTTAATCACATCTGTAAAGACTGAACTATCGGACTGCCATCCCTGTATATGGGTATCACCATGTTTTATCGGTGTGATCAAATTATATTTGGACTTAAAATCTTTCAGATTCATAACGCTAATATCTCAGCCCTGTTATTTGCATCTGCGTCAGCCCACCCAGACATAGAGTTATTAAAATCTTTACGATAGTAATAGCCCACTTTATTAGCCCATTCGAAACGCGCACCCATCTTAGCTGACGTACGCCACATCGCCCAGTCAGTGAAAGCCAAATCCTTATATGGGTTCTTCTGCCACCATGATCGTCTAATAGGTGATCCACAGCAGAAATAGCAGTGCTCAGCTGATGCTATCTGTTCATTAGTCAATCTAGGTGGGAGATAATTTTCTGCACCATTTACATTCATACCGACTAGCCAAATATCACAGGTCTGTTCCATCAGATTCTCTAAAGCATCAGGTTTAATACGATCATCTATATCCAGCACCCATATCCACTCAGTATCTGTGCTACGCGCAGCACTATTCCAGTACCAGGGTGAACGCCATTTCCATCCCACTGCAGGCTGAGACACTATCTGCTCAGCATTTATATCTCTTAATCTGTCACCAGCACATATCACACGCTTCGGTGCGATAGTTAAATTATTTATAGCCTCAGACCAACCATCTATGAAGTGATCATATTTGTCACCATAAACTGCTGTGATTATTGTGACATCAGTTACCATCTAGATGGCATACCTAATGTGGACTGACGATCATCATGATAAATCCAAGTAATTTCAGGGTGGTGCTTAATAAGTCTGTTGTGTGCTGCTAGTCGTTGTATTAGTAGGAAGTCGTAGCCGATTCTATTACCACCACTATCTAAAATCATGGAGTCAGGATCATAACCCTCTGAGAACCCCCCAGCTCGTTTAATCGTGAGAGTTTTGGCTATCCAAGTTATAGGCACCTGGTGAACATCGTCATTAGACCATGCCACGCCAAAATATCGTTCAAGATGACCAGCATTACCAGAACTCTGATACCTGAACCAGGGATACACTAAATCAGCATCCGATTCTGTAATACATTTATAGATTACCTCTATGTGCTGAGGTAGCAGTTCATCATCATCATCCAGCACAGCTACATATTTAGTCTTGACTTTTTTTAATAGTTTATCTTTTATCGCTGCTCCACCTAATTTGTTACTATCTTCCATAATCAGATGCGCTGCAGGTTGCAGTGTTTGTGCCTCTACACTCTTAACTGCTCTGGCTAATAAGTCTGCTCGGGGTGGAATCGTGGCAGTAATAATCGTCACATCAGCTGTCCCAGGCATTACGTCTCCTACGTCTAATAGACCATCTGCCCTCAGACAGGTCACCTCGTTGCTCTTTATGATGATAATACTCAGCGTTGTTTGGAAATGTCTCAGCGTTACGTGCTGTGTATCCTGCATGTAATGTCGATGAGTTATCGTGCGCGATAGGTATAAATGAGTGATTTACTTTGATATTAGATGCTGTGCATCTGCGCTGATAATCATTATCCTCGAAATAGGCAGGATGCAGTGCCTCATCAAATAGTCCGACAGTATCTACAACCTGCCAACCTAATGTGAAAGCGCACCAGGGCTGTGGTGATCCTGATAACACTAATGAGTCAGTCGTAGCTGTTTCTGCAAATAATCTCAGTGAGTCACCAGCCCACTCTGTATCAAAGTTACAGATAAGCCAGTAATCAGCGTATGGAAATGCTTTAATGCCCAGATTCCACGATGTAGATACACCTAGATTATGTGGAAATCTCCACAGATGTACATTACCTACCCACTGATTCCACACAGGCTCATACTTACTATCACCAGCGTTATCTATAATCACTAAATCTTTTACACCATAATTTATAGAAGCAATCATCCTGTTTAATAAATCGTGGCGTGCTAACACAGGCACGATCATTACTGGGATCATATTTTGGCTTCTGATGCCTCAGCTGGATTCTCTGGCATGTCTACAGGTACACCTCGAGTGCTGTCACCTATTACAGGTGCAGGTTTAGCGAATAGTGCATCTA